GGGCGCTCTGCGCCATCTGTAATACCGCTTGGTACTGTACAACCCGCTGGGCCATCGTTGACGAGTTAGGATCACTGACAGGGATCACATCCACCATCATGTAGTCCGCTACCCTCGCACTGACCTCACCCCGCATGGGGATATAGTCGTACTCAGTGGGCGCATACTCTGCCATCAACGCTTTGAGCATCTTGAACTCTTGCTTCATCGCGTAGTGAACACGGGCCTGTACCGCAGCCATAGGCTTAAGCGTACGTTCTAACAACGCCAGCGTCGTTCCTACCGGAGCGTTAGCCGACATGTCAGATATGTTCATATCACTGATCGCACCTAACCGACGGCCTTCAGTGGTAATCTGGTTCAACAGGGCTAATAGAGTTTGGCTTGGCTCCTTGTACGGAAGCGGCATGATATTGTCACGAATGCTTCCAGACGGTACATCCACGTCTTTCCATTCACCCGGCTCAATGGGCGAGTCATCACCTTTGATCCTCAGACCACGGGATTTCAACCCTCCGGGTAAGTTAGACAGCGTACCAGCATCAACTAACTGACGGATCAGTGAAGTACCCGCACGGGCGTACCCACCGATAATGTGGATCAAACCAAGACCGTAAAACCCAAACCCCGGCACATATACATAATGCACAAAGTGCTGACGCTTCAACATCAGCGGATCTTCTTCACTCCAGTTACGACGTATCGCTAGGACGTTACCCGTACCTCGTTCAATGGTAACAACATAGGGCTTTGCAATCTCTTCCTCATCCTCGTCAATCCCATCAATAACAAGATCTGCATGCACCTCGTACACAGCGTACCGGTCATCGTCGGTGATAGAGTACCCACCTTCTTCAGCCTTTCGCTTCTCAATATCTGTATGGAACGGCTGTGGATCACCGAGGTCTACCTCACGGTAGAACCCCATCGCTTGTAGCTTCTTCAACTCGTTCTTGGTCTTCCGCATGACGTGCGTAACACGTTCAGCAGTCTCAATATGGGACGCACCGTAAGGTACAATCACGTCTTCCGCAGGGATGTATATGGCTACCTGACGCCCTAAACTCGGATCGTAATACACTTTCTTAAATGCCGAACCAGCCAATCCTAGGCTATATAGCAGGCGTTCGTGCTCTGGCCGATACTCCACCATACGCTCGGTCAGCTCATAGTTCATATCCGCTTTTACCCTATCAGCGGCTTCGGCTTTGTCTGGTGTCTCTTCGCCTAATATCTTTACACGAACAGGGCCAGCGGCTGGGAAAGTCTCACTCATTGTTTCCGCTTGGAAACGTATAGCGGCTTCGGCCAGTACAGTAGAGTAAACCCCGCAGGCACCGTCCCACGGATCTGTACGCTCTTCGTACTTGAACCCTAATACGTCTAGTCCTTTGACAAACGTATCAGCCCAATCTTTTCGGCTATCGGTATCAGCATCGATAAGCCCAATTAAATCCTGTGCAAGTTCTTGTAACTCGCTATCGTCTAAGGCTTCTGCAAGGTTAGCATCGAACGACATTAAATCTGCTTCATCTGCATCGGGGATTAATGTGATCTCCATACTACCGTCAGATAACGTCACACGTTCTGGGTCAACAATCTCTATCTCTAGTGCACCGCCTTCAAGATCATCATCCATCATCTCACCTTCAAGCAGGTCGTCCATACCTTCTGGTGCTGCATATAACCCTTTTTCAATAGCCATAATTTATACTCTTAGTAGTACCCGCCGCGTCGTTGTTTGAAGTAACGAATCTCGTCAGGTTCGTCAGTTGGTAAGCGTATGAATCCACCTTGTCTAAAACGCATCAATGCCATAACAGTCGAATCCACCAAGTCATCATGGCTCATAAACGGAAATCCAGCAATCTCTTCAACTACTTCTTCCGCCCATCGTGTTGTAGGTATCCATACAAGACCTGATGCTACAATATCAGCAACAGAATTTAAACGCGCTAGTTTATCACCAGACCCTCTGTGTGGCGTATATTCTTGTACTGGTAATCCCATACGTCGCATCTCCTGATACAACGCTACGCCAGAACTTTTTTTCTCTACAATAAACGAGTCTGGTTCCCAGTCTGCATACTCTTCCATCGCCAACTCTTTAAGCTCGGGGAACTCTAATCGCTTTTTAATGCTGTTAAGTAATATGATGTGGTAGGCATCTTCATTTTCGTTAAAGAAAACACCCCACGTCGTTAATGCCGTAAAGTCAGCACGGTTATGCTTCTCTGCCGCAGCATCAAGCGACATGATAATATATTCACAGTTGGGTGGGTCTTCTTGTTCCCAATGCTGCCACCACTCCCGCTTAATAAGCGCAGCCTCTTCCGCTGTCGGTTCCTGCTGATACTGAGCATTCCACTGGAACACTGGCATTGACGCTTTAGTTCGCAGCAGTGCCTCTAGATCAAAGAACTCAGGCCATAATGGTTTCTGTACTGAAGCACCCGTTTGTTTGTCCGTCGTGTCCAATATGGCGGGGAACTCAATCACCTCGAACTCATCAGCCCGCTCATTCTGGGCCATATCCCTAACTACACGTCCTGTCAGGTCATCCATGTGCCATCGGGTTTGAATGATCGCCACCCGTCCCCCCGGCATCAAACGTGTCCGTGCACCGAACGTATACCACTCGTAGGCTTTCTCAAACACCGAGAAGTTACCGTTAATCACATCCTGCTCAGAGTGCGGATCATCCACTAGAAGCAGGTCAGCACCTCGTCCAGCCAACGCAGAGCCGACACCACAGGCATAGTACTCTCCCCCTACACTGGTGTTCCATCGTCCAGCAGACTTAGAATCTGCGGCTAAGTTAACCGTAGGGAATATGGCTTTGTACGCTTCTATCGCAATCAAGTTACGGACTTTTCGGCCAAAATCGACGGCCAGATCGGTGGTATGTGACACCATCATGACCTTTTTATTGGGGTTCCGCCCCAAGAACCACGCCGGGAAGAATATGGACACTAATTGTGATTTTCCGTGGCGGGGCGGAATATTTACGCAGATACGGTCTTTATCCCCTTGCTCAATCGCCATGAGCATATCTGCGAGAATGCGATGATGCTTTCCTACAATGTAGTCAGGCTGCATCGCCTTACAAAACTCTATTAGATCGTCGTACGCTAACTTGTTTCTCTTACGAGCGTCTAACTCATCAACAAGTTTATCTATCTCCACCACCTCATCAGGGGTGTATTCGTCAAGATTATCCAACATGACTTGGATTTCTTCTTCAGTGAAGTCTAGTGCAACCTCACTCATCGTCGTACTCCGCGTCTTCTACCGTTTTTTCTGACTTAAACCCTAACACCTCGTCCACATCGATGACTTCCCCATCCAAAACTACGGGTGCATCCAGTTCTTCGGGTGGATTTACTAATTTTTCTAGCTTTTGGCGCAGTTTTGCCCGCAAATCGTCGGTAGATTGGTGCGTTATTGTCACTTCAGACTTCTCTGCAAACAAACTAACGTCAGATATTTTGCCTAACAACTCCAATGCACGGATTCTTACCCGTGGGTCTGGGTTCTCTGACTCAAGTAGGAGCTTGTTGGTAACTAGGTGTCGTATCTGGGTGGCACTTTCGGCAACAGATTGCCCAAACTCTTGCAGGATGTTGTTTGTCAAGATCAATGACGCAGGGGTCATCTTGGCTACGCGAGCATTAGACACTTTCTTCGACGTTTTTACCGGGTTTTCAGCGTATTCTACGGCTATACCCGCTGCTACATCGCGGTCTTCGTTGTTGGGCGTTATATCTAACCCGTTATCCGCAAGTAGTAACGCGGTATTGCATGCAGCTTCGGCACGTTGGCGCAGATCTGAATACGTCATGTCTACAGATAAGGGTACGCCCACTTCTGAATTGAGCACTATGGTCATAAATGTACGCAGGTTGTTAACCGTTACCGCAAATGTACATGAAAAATAATTTTTTGCAACATTAAGTTGGGACTCCTACCGGGGGTGTTTCCTATGTAAGGGGGGTAGGGGTCTAGCAGGAACATGTTAGGGGGGTACCAAACATAAAAACACGTCGTTATTTGAGTGAATTAGTAATACTAAGAGATGTGTGGAGTCCCATAGCAGCAAAGGGGGGTCGGGGGTAGGTAGGGTCGCGGCTAGATCCATTGTTAGGGATGTCCCTAACATTCCACAATCTACCATTATCGGCCATTTGTTGACATTATCGGCCAGATGTGGATAATACGTTACCAGCAGGCAAGCAATTCCGCGAGCCGCTAAACACTGGAGCTATAAAACTATGAACACAAAACTACTCAAATCAGTACAGGCCTATTCAGCAGCAACAACCGAGGGCGAAAAGAAGCGCGGCGAGCATATAGATGCGCTATTCGCGGCAGGCATGCGGTATACCGATTGCATCTCACCCGCTGGTAAGGACAGCGCCGAGAGCACCGCGACTGAGGACGGCTTCGCCAAAACCAAGGCGGCGATTCTGGCGGGGTTTTCTCAAAGCGATACCGCGTTATTCCTAGTGGATGTCAAGGCGCTGTCAGATGAGGACAAGGCACGCAAGCGATACGTCACCCAACAGATCAGCTCGCGGCTCAAGGATCTCAAAGGCCAGCTCAAGACTCGCGCCCTAGCGGCAGGTGAGATCGAGCCAGAGCAAAAAGAGGCCAAGACCAGCGCCGAGAAAATCATCGCGGCTCTCAAGACTATCGCCAATACAGCGCGGAAGGATGAGACACCCGAGTATGATCCAGCGCAGCTTATCAAATCGGTTGCTCATACCATGTCGCTCATCGGGTCAGATGAAGATCTCCGAGCCATCATCGAAGGCTAAACCCACGGCCCCTTCGGGGGCCAAACCCTAATCCCGCTTCGGCGGGATTGATACCAGTTCCTAGAGTAGCGTTGCGTCAAACGTGTTACTGCGATGATACCAGTTCCTAGCGTAGCGGTGCGCGGCACTGTGGGAAGGGCACGTTAGCGTGTTAGGGAGATCCCTAACATTGTTCGGCAGGGGCGCTTGTAATGTTCCATAATGTTCCCCTAATGTTCCTACAATGTTCGGTAGTGAAACGAACATTTGAATAGTGGATGGCGATGGAATATAAAGGAAAGTATTGTATGTTTAGTTGAATGTATTCCCTATATATATATATATATATTGTATTGTTCGCTACTCTATAGAATTACTACCCAAAGGTAAATTAAGGGAAGGTTTTGTTCGTCTTTACCCTGCCTTCCCTTCCCCCAAGGGAAATAGGTAGTAATTCCATGAAAACAGGAACAATCGGAACATTTGTTTATTTTCAGTAACTTGCAACCACCCTCAACAGAACATTCCGAGACATTACGAGACATTACAGCGGTTTCCACATTACGCCATCATACGACATCACTTGACATTACGTTCCATTTAGGGTATAATAGTTTAATGAGATTGGGGTTCCTTTCTCATGTTTCACCAAAACTTGTTAGGGAGATCCCTAACACTAACAACTTATGAGGATATGATAATGAATACACAGAACATCTTAACAGTAACGCCCGAGGTATCGGCACCATCAATACAATCGAGTGCCATGATCGTCGAGTTCAACGCGTCAGTCTGGACAGGACGCAAGAAAGACAAAAGCGCATCAGCGCAGATCACCATGCAAAACAACGCGGCATCGGGTACAGCAAATGTCAGTAAGAAATTACTTGGTGACTGTGCCGAGTTAGATGCTATCCAAAAGTTCGTGGGTAACGTACGCAACCAGCACTATGCACTCACCATGCCGTGGTCAGATCTGGGGCAGCGTTTGATACCGACTGCGATGTTCTTCGATTACCAAAACCAAATGTCTGCTTTCGAGCAAGAGTTCGACCGATTGGTGCAAGCGTTCATAGATGTTTACGACTGGGAGATTATCCAGTCTCGCGCTAAGTTAGGCACGTTGTTCAACGATGCCGACTATATGTCAGTGCATGATCTGGACAAAAAGTTCCGGTTTGCTGTGACCTATTCACCTGTACCCGAGGCTGGTGACTTTCGGGTTGACATGGGCAACGAGCAAGCTGCTATCCTGAAAACACAATATCAGGAACATTACGAATTGCAGATCACCAAAGCAATGGAGGACGTGTTCAACCGTACTCGCACCTACCTTGAGCGACTGCACCATAGTCTCGACGATGACAGTACGGATAAGCGTAAGGACGGTAAGCCAAAACAAAAACGACTAGCCACTAGCACGTTCGACGGTGTGCTCGACATGATTGACATGCTCAAAGCGTGCAACCTGACTGGTGACACTCAGATGGAAGCGATACGCACCAAACTTGAAGATCAGTTCCGTGGTCTGGGTAAGATGCCGTTATCGCCCGAGGCGTTACGTGAGGACAAGCACCTCCGTGCCGAAACCAAAGCGGTGGTAGCAGACGTTATCAGTAACCTACCCACCATTGACTTGTAAAACACAGCTATAGGGAGAGTGAGATGATTTTTGAAGAATTAGTAGTTGAAGAGTATATCAAGGCACACCCACCAGTACGGGCGTTATCAAACGAGCGCGACCGTCTTTTTGCTGGCTATGGTGAGTTCGGTAGAGCGTTCCGTGCGTTACCGAAAGAAACGCAGAGTACGATGCTCAAGTCCGAGTTGTTCGCTAAGTGGGCAGTGAAGTATGCCGTGTATACATCGAAACCATTAGGGGAGGAGAACTGAGATGAGATACAGCGAAGCAGAAGAGCGGTTGTGGTTCAAGCATGGGCGTGTGGTGTTGCACCCACGCGATGCGTTCGAGGATGCCATCCGCAACGGGATGGATGAGGAAGCAAAGTGGCACTATATGTATATGTATTCGAGCGAGACGATGCACTATTTCAAGCACGTTGATACGCGGACGTACGCCAAGTACAACCGAGTGCATAGGAATAAGCGGTAGTGTGTTTAGCAGTAACTTGTTAGGGATTTCCCTAACACAACAACCAGTCCAATGAAGGAGGACATAACATGGCAACATCAGCCAATCTGTATGCGGTAAACCTAGACGAGATCGCCCAAGCAATCATTGCTGGTGGTCATCAGCGTACCATACTTGTGCAAGGTCACATGGGTACGGGTAAGACATCTCTACTTAACATGCTATCAGTAGAGAAACCCAAGCACATCCCGTGTTACTTCGACACGACCACTAAGGATCTGGGCGACGTGACGATCCCTGACATCATGCACATGGATGACGGTAGTGGGTTCGTGCGATACCTGACCAACGAGGAGTTGGGTGCACACCATGACAAGCCGATCATCCTAATGATTGACGAGTTCGGTAAAGCGAATCCAGCGGTCAAGCTCTCGCTGCTACGCATGATGCTCGAACGTAAGATCGGTAGCTATACCCTGCATCCTGACAGTATTGTGTTTGCCACAACTAACCTAGGTGCTGAGGGTGTCGGTGACATGTTACCCGCACATGCACTCAATCGCTTGACGGTGATCGAGTCTACCAAGCCGACATGGGAACAATGGATCGAGTGGGGTGTCAACAACGACATTGACCCGACAGTGCTGGGGTGGTGCCGCAACAACGACAAAGCGTTTGCCGACTTCCGCGATGTGCAAGATCCCGAGGACAACGACTACATATTCCATCCACGGTCTACCCGTACGGCGTTTGTGACTCCGCGTTCGCTCGAAGCGGCCAGTGATTGGATGAAAGTCCGCGATCAGTTCAACGACAAGACATTAACGTCTTTACTCATTGGCACCATCGGTGGGTCAGCCGCAGGTGACCTTATGGCATTTGCCAGACTAGCCGATCAGTTACCATCCATCGACTCGATCAAGTCAGACCCTCAATCTGCACTTGTGCCGACCAGTGCGGGCGCTGTGATGATGGTTGTGTATAAGGTGTTATCAACACTCGAACGTGATTGGGTTGACCAGTGGATGACCTACATGTTGCGCCTATCCAAGGAAGCGCAGGGTGTGTTCGCTAACGGTGTACGCGGTAAGAAGTACGCCAAACAAGCTATCGTCATGCAGAACAAGAAGTTCACGCAGTGGGCGATGGACAACAACTATCTGTTTACAGCAGACAAGTAAGGAGGAGTAAAGATGGCAAGAGTAGAAAACAAGAGCAAGCCTTGGACTAGGGAAGAAGACATAGCGTTGCTGTGGTACCACCAAAACGGTAAGAGTCATGAGTATATGGCTAAGAAGTTAGGGCGTACTAGGGGTGGGGTAGCAGGTAGGGTTAGTACACTACGTGCCGCAGAAGCTATAGACCCTATAGGGAAGAAATTTATGTGGACTGCGGAACTGAACGCGTACCTGATACAGCTTCTCGAAGAGGGTAAGTCTTATGAGGAGATTGGCGCATTGATGGGGCGTACACCCAAGGCAATCGATGTGCATGTATACAGACTGCGTAAACGTGGGGAAATCGCACCTGCCCTATACGATAAAAGAAGGCGTAGCATTACACCGCAGGGAGACTTGTTTACACCTATCGTTACTGCCGAGCCTGTCTTGACTGAACCAGTTAGGGAAGTCCCTAACACTAAGCCTAAGACTAAGCCCAAGCCTAAGACTAAGCCCAAGCCTGTCGTTACTGCCGAACCAATACCAACGCCGAAAGCGCAGGGGTGGTGGAGCAGGTTACGTCACGGCGACCAAGCCTTATGGTTGGAGGTCGAGCGACTCAGATGCGAGTTGAATGTACTTCATGCGTCACACACTAAGTTGTTATCAGAACTAGGGGAGGAGGAAATATGTTAGCACTTAACCAGACGTTGACCGCCGAACAGCGGTTACAAAAAGCTGTCATGGCTATCATGGCGCATGACAAGTACGTGGGTTTATCCAGCGTGCTGATGATTGGTGACCGGACGGTAGATGATACCGTCCCAACCGCGTGTACCAACGGGCGTGACGAGATGTATGGCCGAGCGTTTGTCGATGGGTTGAACGATGCCGAGTTGCGATTCCTGATACTGCACGAGTGTTACCACAAGATGTACCAGCACTTGACTACGTGGAAACATCTCTACGACAAACATGCACAGGTAGCCAATGCCGCGTGTGACTATGTTATCAACGTACAGTTGGTTGACGGTGACAATGGCGAGGGGTTTATCAAAATGCCCAAGGTTGGGTTGTTCGATGAGCAATACCGTAGCATGGATACTGCCCAAGTATTCCACAAGATCTATGACTCGCTACCCGAGGGTGATGATGGCCGTGGTGTGGGTAACAGTCTTGACGATCATGGTTGGGAGGAAGCCGAGCAGTTGAGCGAGGAAGAGAAGGGTGACCTTGAGCGTGAGGTTGAGGAAGCAATACGTCAGGGTGTACTCGTTGCCGGTAAGCTAGGCAGTGGTGGTGCCCGTGACCTTGAGGCGTTACTCAAACCGCAGATTGATTGGCGTGATGTGTTGCGTGAGTTCATCAGTACAACGTGTGCTGGTAACGACTTTTCAACATGGTCTCGACCCAATCGTAAGTTCATATCTACTGGCGTGTATATGCCTAGCGGTATCAGTCAGAGTGTGGGTGAGTTGGTGGTTGCTGTTGATACGTCAGCGTCTATCGGTCAGCGCGAGTTGACTACGTTCCTATCCGAGATCAAGTCAGTGTGTGACAACGTGCGACCCGACCGCATCCGACTACTGTATTGGGATACCAAGGTGTGTGCCGATGAGACATACAACCTTACCGAAACCGATACCCTAGTGCAAAGCACCAAGCCAGCGGGTGGCGGTGGTACCGACGTGAGTTGTGTGTCCGAGTACATGACCGAGCACAAGATCAACCCGCAAGCTGTGATTGTGTTTACCGATGGGTACGTGTTCGACTGGGGTACGTGGACATGTCCCATACTGTGGGCCATCTACGACTTTGAACGAGCCAAGCCCGACTGCGGCAAGGTTGTGCACATTGCCAAAAACAAGTTATGAGGAGGTGACTTATGGGGTATCGGAGCGATGTGTTTTATGCGTTGGCATGGCCTAACAAAGACCACGCTAAAGAAGTATTGGCTGTATACGCTATGGATCAGCGGGTAATAGACCATGAAGTATTGTTGCGGGCTTGGGATTGCTATGAGAAGGACGGTTCCTTGTTGATGGTATACCAAAGCGAGTACGTTAAATGGTATGAAGACTTTGAAGATGTGCAAGCCTTACAGCGTGCAGAAGAACTCGCGGAACTCTTTTGGCAGGAACGTAAATTTCCCTACGCCTGTAAGTTTGTTCGTATCGGAGAGGAGTTGGAGGACATTGAAGAACGGCACTTCCTTGCGGGGGAGGAGGCTGAAGACGCATACGAAGACTTACGCAGTATAGGGTATATATGCAGACATATAGCAGATGCAGACCCCCCAACAACGTATACACCTATAAACAAGTTATGAGGAAAGGTATGACTGAGACAATCTATATGATGGGGGAGCGGCACCCCCAAACCAACTATAGGAGGCAGTAGTAATGGAACAATTATGTTTACCGTTTAATCACGAACCCTGCATTAACCACATGGCTGTCATCATGGCAAACGAAGATATAGCAAATGGGTATTGGGATAACTGGGATGCTGCCTACGAATCTAATTGGGACATTTTAGAAAATGAAATAGCTGCACAAGAGGACGAAAGGAGATATCTAAATGGAGCGACACCCCCAATCAACCAAGCCGATGAGGAAGGGTAGACCCCTGAGTAGCGGCAAGTACGCTACGCGTGCGGCATTAGAGGAAGCAATCTTTGATCGGTATTTCAACCGAGGGTACAGCTTCAAGCGTATCGGCAGGATAGTAGGTTTGAGCGGTGTAACCGTGGCTAACATAATTAAACAACGGGGAGATCCCAGACTACAGGAGAAGAGAGATGGCACCAAGGATAACTAATGTAACAGCGCGAGAGTACGTGCAGAAACGTGAGCGGTTTCACGGTAACAACCTATACGGAGAGTGGCGTGGTGATCGGTACGTCGTGACATCGTATGGTGACCACTTCCCGCTATTCATTTGGGAGAATGGTACGTGGTATGAGAACATTGAGAAG